GGCGGGAAGCCACATAAAGAACGCACCACAGATGAAAAGAGAAGTAAAAAGAACGAGGAATGATTATGCTAAGTTTATTAATGCTCAAAATAACAGGACGAATGTATATACTACGGTCTATGACTTTGAACATTTTACGGAGAAAGCAAAAGTAGAATCCTCAGTTATTATTGATAGGATTTTTCTTGATTTTGATGCACACGACGATGAATTAGAATTGGCTTGGCGAGATGTGAAAAAGGTGATGGAATTGGTTATTACAAAAGATTATCAACACACCTTGTTTTTTTCAGGTCGTGGATTTCATTTGTTTTTGTTTGGACAAAGAACAAAAGATATGAGAAATGTCCAAACATTTTTCCGTGAAATCAAAGAATATTTGAAATCAAAAGTCGGAAGTAAGATTACTCTTGATGATAGAGTAGGTCAAAAAACAAGACTACGAAGAGTTCCAAATACAGTTAATATGTCATCAGCCGATGAGAATGGTAATCCTTATTATTGCGTTCCTTTGACCGTTGATGACCTTTCTTTGTCTCTTGAAGAAATACTATCAATTGCTAAGAAGCCTCGCCATATCCCGTTCAAAAAGGGCGGTAAAAATGAGGTTGTGTTTCCCGATGCACCCCCCATTGAAGCGATTGGAGGTGAGATTTCTGTTCCCGATACGATAGGAAAACTCCCAATGTTGCCCTGTTTGCATAATGCGGTAATGACGGAGAATCCTTCGCATATGTCAAGAGCATACCTTGTTTCATGGTATCGTGATTTACTATCGGGCTATCGTGATTTATCTTCAGGACAAGAGAAATTAAAAGTGCTTGAACTAGTCGTTGAAGAACTTGAAAGAGTATTTGCTGAATCTGATTCAGTATGGCTTGATTGGGATAAAAACGAAACTAGAAAACACGCAAGATTTACAGTATTCAATAACTACAATACGCCTCATTGTGATAAATTA